CAAATTCACAAGCGATTGGCGCGGCATATCTTGACCAAGATATTATTGACGCTAACTATTCATTAGTTAACAATATCACGGGACAAATGGGTTACACAACTGGTAGCCCAACAACTTCTGGCGTTTCTGTTACTCAGGCAACCAGTAAATCAACAGGCGTTACGATTAATGCCGCGGCTGGTCAAATTGTTACTAACAATGCGGCTTTAGCGGCTGGTGCAGAAGTGGCTTTTATAGTCACAAACAGCGCAGTTAGTGCATTAGATATTCCAGTTATTGCTCTTGCATCAGGCGCAACTACTGCTGGTACTTATCTATTGAGCATTGCAGCTGTAGCAGCTGGTTCTTTTACGGTTGTAATTTCTAATGCTAGTGTTGGTTCATTGTCTGAAGCCCTAACAATCAATTTTGGCATTATTCACGTTGCACAACTGTGAACGAAGCAGCCCTAAAAGCCAGGATTGAACAGTTAACCGCCCAGGCCCGTCAAATGGAGCAAAACCTCCAGGCGATCGGCGGGGCGATACAGGACTGCCAATATTGGTTAACCCAACTGGAGCAAAGCAATGCCGCTGATCCGATCAATGACACCCAAAGCGCTGAAGGCTAATATCAAAAAAGAGATAGAAGCTGGCAAGCCGCCCAAACAAGCGGTGGCAATTGCCTATTCTGTTAAGCGGGAAGCTGAGAAGAAAAAACCAGCTAAAAAGAAATGACCAAGCACGATAAACCGATAGCGCACAAGACCACGGGAAAGGGTAAGACCTACAACCCAACGGACAAGGGCGCGGGCATGACTGCAAAGGGCAGAGCTGAATACAACGCCAAGAATGGCAGCCATTTAAAGCCGCCAGCACCTAGTCCGAAGACCAAAAAAGACGAAGGCCGCAAGGCCAGCTTCTGCGCCAGAATGGAAGGTGTAGTCAAAAACGCCAAAGGACCAGCTGAACGGGCCAAGGCATCACTAAAGAATTGGAACTGCTAATGGCTGCTAAACCTGGACTCTATGCCAACATTCACAAAAAGCAAGAACGGATCGCCCGTGAAAAGGCCGAAGGCAAGCCCGTGGAACACATGAGAAAGCCTGGCAGCAAAGGCGCACCCACAGCTGCAGCATTTAAACAATCCGCTAAGACAGCTAAAAAATGACCGAAGAAGTTAAACGCCCCGTAGGTAGACCAAGCTTGTATGACCCCGCACTATGCGACCAGGTAATAGAGCTAGGCAACCAGGGTAAATCCATAGAACAAATAGCCGCAAAGCTAGGGGTTTCTACTAGGGTGTTATTTGATTGGAAAGACAGGCATCCAGAATTTATGCACGCCTTGGACCAGGCGAAGGAGCTGGAGCTAGATTGGTGGGAGAACATAGCCCAAAACATGATGGTCGAACACAAGGACGGATCGAAGCTAAACAGCTCTATCTGGTCCAGGTCGATGGCTGCACGATTCCCCAAGAAGTATCGCGAAAGCACCAAGACAGAGATCACAGGGGAAAACGGCGCACCGCTGCTGCAAGGCATCCAGGTCACATTTGTAAAGCCGAATGAATGACGTTGTTAACCAGGCGCTAGCAAAGGCGGAATTCCCAATTAAGCTCAAAGGCTTGTTTGAGAAAAGCCGCTACAAGGTCGCCTACGGTGGCAGAGGTGGTGCAAAAAGTTGGGGAATAGCCCGCGCTTTACTGATCAAAGGCGCTAAAGAACCGATGCGTATCCTTTGCGCTAGGGAATTCCAAACATCTATTAAGGATTCAGTCCACAAGCTGCTATGCGACCAGATCGAAGCGCTTGGACTGCTGGGGTTTTATGAGATAACCCAGAACAGCATCCGCGGAAAGAACGGAACTGAGTTTGCCTTTGTAGGCCTACGCAACAACGTGGCAAACATTAAGAGTTACGAAGGCGTTGATATTGTGTGGGTGGAAGAAGCCCAAACGACTAGCCGCCTATCCTGGAACATCCTAATCCCTACCATCCGCAAACAAGGCAGCGAGATATGGATTAGCTTCAACCCAGAGCTGGAGACGGACGAAACATACCAGCGCTTTGTGCTGCAGCCGCCAAAGGACTGCATCCAGATCAAGATCAACTGGAGCGATAACCCGTGGTTTCCCGAAACCCTAATGCTGGAAAAGGACGCATTGAAAGAACGCGACTTAGAAGCATACAACCAGGTATGGGAAGGGCTATGCCGCCAATCAGTCGATGGGGCTATCTTTGCTAAAGAGCTGCAGCAAGCGGAGCTGGACGGACGGTTGACAAAAGTCCCGTATGACGCAACCAAACCAGTTCATGCCGTGTTCGACCTGGGATGGTCCGACAGCACAGCTATTTGGTTTCTGCAGTTTGTGGGCATGGAAACCAGGCTAATCCGCTACATCGAAGACAGCCAGAAGACCATTAGCCACTACCTGGCAACAATGCAAACATTTGGCTATGTGTACGAAAAGGTGTGGCTGCCACATGATGCGGAGAATAAAACCCTGGCTGCAGCTGGTCGGTCGATTGATGACATAGTGCGAGCTGCTGGTTTTAAGACCCAGATATTGCCGCGTGTTCCGATCCTGGACTCGATCAACGCTGCCAGGACTATATTCCCTAGCTGCTACTTCGACCGCGATAATGCTGCCGAAGGGATTAATTGCTTACGCCACTACCGATATGAAGTCGATCCAGTAACGAGCCAGTTCAGCAGAACCCCGCTGCATGACCACTACTCGCACGGGGCGGACGCATTCAGATACATAGCGCTAATGATTAAAGAACCAGGACCTAAAAAGGCCAAGGCCCAGGTTGCAATGGTTGCTGGTTGGATGGGATAATTAATTAAAGAGGTACACCAATGGCACGAACAAACGAAGCTAAAGACGAACGCATCCAGAAGGCAATAGACTTTTGGCATTTGAGCAATGATGCGGACTCTATGAACCGCGCCGAAGCTTTGCAAGATATTAAGTTTGCAGCTGGCGACCAATGGCCCGTGGAGATACAGAACTCGCGCAACCTGGAAGCCCGCCCGTGCCTGACGATTAACAAGATCGATGCCTATATCCGCCAAGTGACAAATCAGCAGCGTATGCAGCGCCCCAGGATCAAGGTGCAGCCAGTAAATAACCTGGCAGATTACAAGATCGCCCAGGTGATCGAAGGCATGACCAGGCACATTGAAGTCAATTCAAACGCTGATACGGCCTACGATACGGCCTTCGACTATGCCGTGCGTATGGGCTGGGGTTACTGGCGCATTAACACGCGCTACGTTAGCGAAGATTCGTTCGACCAAGAAATCTATATTGACACAATCGACAACCCGTTTACCGTTTACTTTGACCCCAATTCAATACTGCCAGACGGATCGGACGCTGAAAAGTGCCTGATCACGACCGTGATGGATAAGAAGATATTCCGCGAATATTACCCAGATGCGGACGATGGCGCTAACTTCACCCAGCGATCTACTGGTGACGATACCGCCAGCTGGATCACAAAAGAAGACATTCGCATAGCCGAATACTTCTACATTGAACGCGAACGCGCAAAGCTTTACCAGCTGAGCGATAACACGGTCCACTTTGCCGATTCTGCTAACTTCTTCGAAAAGGTCGAAGCAATGGGCTTGACCGTTGAAGATGAACGCGACACATTTCGCAAGGCAGTTAAATGGTGCAAGATGACCGCCCTGGAAATCCTGGAAGAGAAAACCTGGGCTGGCAAATATATTCCCGTTGTACCGTGCTATGGCGCACAAGTAATTGTGGATGATCGCCGCAAGCGCTACGGCCTGGTACGGTTTGCTAAAGACCCGCAGCGGATGTATAACTTCTGGCGCACTAGCATGACCGAATCGATCGCGCTAGCACCAAAGGCCAAATGGCTGCTGGCAGAAGGCCAGGACGAAGGCCACGAAAACGAGTGGGCATTAGCTAACATCAAATCCAGCCCCGTCCTACGCTACAAGCAAAAAGACATTGAAGGCGTGGCAGCACCCGTTCCACAAAGGCTGCAGCCAGAACCGCCGCCCGCGGGCATTATGGAAGCAGCTGGCGCTATATCTGCCGATCTTCAAATGGTCCTGGGCATACTCGATCCGAACCAGCTGCCAACGGGCAACATCTCTGGCAAGGCATTGGCTGGGCAGCAGAACCAGGTGGACTTATCCAATTTCCACTTTTACGACAACATGACCAGGTCGATCCGTCACACAGGCAAAATCATCCTGGACTTGATCCCGCACATTTACGACACAAACCGCGTGATGCGGATCATTGGATCGGACGGGCAGCCTGACATGACCACGATCAATGAGAAAACCGAAGTGGGACAAGTGCTAAACGATGTGACCGTTGGCGAATACGATGTGGTGATGGATACTGGACCAGGATTCCAAACCAAGCGCCAGCAAGCAGTCGAAGCAATGATGCCGCTGCTAACAGGCAATGAGCAGCTATTCAATATCGCTGGCGACCTGGTGTTTAGGAACATGGATTTCCCTGGTGCGGACGTAATTGCGGACCGCCTAGCATCTATGAACCCAATGGCCCAAGTGGACGAAAAATCCGACATTCCGCCCCAGGTCCAAATGGAATTGGCAAACAACAAAAAGCAAATGCAAGAAATGCAGCAGCAGCTCCAAGCCGCGCAGCTGGAGATCAACAACCGCGGTCAGGTGGCGCAGATACGCGAAGAAGGCGCAACCAAGCGCAAGCTTATGGAAGTCACCGCCAAGGCACACAACACCGAAACAATGGCAGAGGTCAAAGTCAACGACCAAAACACCCGCGCCATTACCAGCCAGAACAAAACCGAAATCGATGCGATCGTGGAATTGTTGCTGCATCACATGGACACAAACCGCCTAATGCGCGAGATCGACAAGCGCAACATGGAACAAGGCCAGTATGCAACGATTGCAGCGTCAGACATTGCAGAAGGCGCAAGCCCGTTCACGCAGCAGCAGCAACCAATGCAGCCAGAACAAGCGCCAATGGAACAACAACCTATGCAATAAGCTTGACAAGTGAGTAATTTCGGGTAATATCGCCCAAAATCCTTACCCGTGGGATTCACGGGGCAAATTCTTTGAGGAAACTCAATGTCAGAAGTAGCAGAACGACTTGCAGCCAATGTGGTTACAAGTGAAAATTTAGCGGAATTTAACGCCAAACGAATGGGTTTAGCTGATCCATTACCTAATGAAGCCGCGGCTGCCGTAGAGGAAACTCCAGCAGAACCGACCGAAAAGGTAAGCCAGAGTGAACCAAGTGGTGAAGATGAAGCGAAAGCAACGGAAGAACGCAAGCCAAATCCAAAATTGGAAAGGCGGTTTTCTCAGATAACTAAAGAGCGCGAATCAGCACGGGAAGAAGCCCGTAGGGAACGCGAACTAAGGGAATCTTTGGAAGTCCAGGTCAGGGAGCTACAAGCCAGGTCGCAGCCAAGCGCTGAACCGAAATTTGATAGTGAACCCAAGCCAGAGCAGTTCACAGATATGTATGAGTATCAACAAGCTGCCATAGATTATCGTGTGGACCAGAGGTTAGAGGCTGAAAGACAGAAGGTAGAAAACGCTAGAGCTGAAGCCGAACGTCAGAAGGTGGTAAACACCTGGGCGAAACGGGTGGAAACAGCAAAGGCAGAGATTCCAGACTTTGAAGACATGGTCGGATCAGCGGACGTTGCTGTAAGCAATGAAGTGCGCGATGCGATCTTCGAATCAGAGGTTGGACCTCGCGTTTTATATCACCTGGCAGAAAACCCCGACCTCGCGGAAAAGCTCAACGGCATGACCATGACAGCCGCATTGAGAATGATTGGTAAATTGGAAACGCAATTCGAGAAAAAACCCGAAGAGCAATTGCAGAAAACCGCTGTTAACAAAAGTAAAGCGCCAGCACCGATTAACCCTATCAGATCGGCAGCCAACGGGCGAGATGTGAACCTGACTAGCGATGGTCAATTCCACGGTTCGTATCAATCCTGGAAAGCAGCACGACTTGCTGGGCGAATCCGCTAGCGAAACAAACGCAACAATCCAACATTTGGAGAAACTTAAATGGCAAATAATTTACTAACGATCAGTATGATCACAAACGAAGCCTTAATGGTTTTGGAAAACGAGTTGACCTTTTCAGGCCAAGTCGATCGCAACTATGATGATCAGTTCGCGGTCACTGGTGCGAAAATTGGGGCAACTCTCAATGTACGCCGTCCTGGTCGTTTTGTCGGAACTACTGGTCCAGCATTGAACGTTGAAGACTTTAACGAGACTTCAGTACCCGTTACTTTGTCTACCCAGTTCCACGTTGACACCCAATTTACTAGCCAAGACCTGGCTTTGTCATTGGACGCATTTTCGGATCGCATTCTCAAACCCGCGGTGGCAGCAATTGCCAATAAGGTGGACTTTGACGGCCTGACAATGGCTAAGAACAACACCGCCAACATTGTTGGCACAGCTGGTACACCCCCAACTGGTCTTATTACATATTTGACCGCTGGTGCGTATCTTGATTCCGAAGGCGCACCACGCGATGGTCGCCGTTCATGCATCATCGAACCATTTACATCTGCAACCATCGTTGACAGCTTAAAAGGTTTGTTCATGCCATCGGACAAAATCAGCGATCAATACACCAAAGGCATGATGGGCCGCGATTCCGCTGGCGTTTCATGGTACATGGACCAAAACGTTGTGGCACAAACATTCGGATCGTATTCAACTGCGACCCTGGCTTGTGCAACCACTACCGCTACTGGTTTCTTGTCTTCTGGTTGGGCATCTACATCGACTATCGCGTTAACTGCAACGACCGCAACTGCTGGTCTGAAACAAGGTGACGTTATCCAGATCGCTAATGTGTATGCAGTCAACCCACAGAACCGCCAAGCCTACGGCAGCAACAAGCTTCGTAACTTTGTGGTGACTTCCAACGTGACCGTGTCAACTTCTGGTACTACTTCAGTAACAGTTAGCCCCGCCGTGATCACAGCTGGTCAGTTCCAAAACGTTTCGATCCCAACTACTTCTGCAACCGCTGCTGTTACACCATTTAATAATACTGGAACAGTAAGTCCGCAGAATATTGTAATGCATAAGAATGCATTTTGCTTAGCTACGGCAGATTTAGAGCTTCCTGACGGAGTCCATTTTGCTGGACGCGCTAGTGATAAAGAACTAGGTTTGTCTTTGCGTGTAATACGCCAGTATACAATTAACAACGATAGTATTCCTACCCGCGTTGATGTGTTATACGGCTGGGCGCCGCTTTACCCTGAATTGGCTTGCCGCGTTGCAGCCTAAAGTTAATGGGGGCTAAACACCCCCGTTTCATTAAACATTTTTAAGGAAAACATATCATGGCTAATCCAGGACCATCAAGTACCCAAACGATTCACCCTTCGCAGCTATCCACGAACCAAGCGATTCGCCTTTTGGCTTACGCTAACAACGTGCCAGTTAGCCAAACGGGTGATGCAGCTGTAACTCTTCCAGTAAACAACACATCTTCATACAACGTTCAAAACGTGGCGATCACAAACGCTAACGTTGACGTTAGTGGTGGTGCATTGGCTATTTGGACCGCGCCAGCTGGAACAGGAACTGAGATTGTTACCAACGCATCGTTGACTAGCAATACCAGCTCTACCTATGTGACTAACTCAACCGTTGTGGCTGGTACTAAAAACACCCGCTTGACAGCTCAAACCTTGTACGTCAAGGTCGGAACTGCCGTTGCTGGTGGTACTGTAGACATATTCGTTTACGGATACGATTTCAGCGAGTTTTAATCGTTGATTAAATAAGGGGAAGCCACTCTCACAAGGGGTGGCTTTTTCCTTTTTGAAGCCTATAATTCAGACATAATTTTGAAGGATTGAACATGGTCAACACTTCCGTGCTGCGATATAGCGGTCGCACTTATACGCTAGACCTGACAACATCGGCAAGCGCTGCCACGTTGATTGAAGCCACAACAAACGACCAAACCAACTACGTTTCATTGTTAAACGTTGGAACTGGTGTAGTCGGCATTGAATTTTCTAATTCCAGCACCGTTACAACCCCAACCGTTGCAACAACTGGTAACAAAGGTTCTTATGTGCTGCCAGGCGGCATGAATTTTCCATTAATAGTCGCTGCTCCAAAAGCACCGTTCTACATCAAAGCCGTTAGTTCTGGCACAAATACACTCTACATCACCGCTTGCCAAGCTGATTAATAAGGGGCGGCTATGTCCAACCAAACGTCCGTCACATCCACGATCAATATCGTGCCCGTCCAGGGCATATTTGATCCTGGTCCAGCCTTCACCCTGGTTTCGTTGATCGGACCAGCGGGAACGCCGTTTTATGCCAATATTTCGCCCAATCAATCGGGCTTGAATATTACAAACAGCACGATAAACAGCACAACAATCGGGGCGACTAGCCCTTCGACTGCTGCGTTTACATCGGGCACGGTAACGGCAGCCCCATCGGGCGCAACCGACCTTGTAAATAAGCAATATGTCGATTATTTTGCTGCTGGACTGAGCTGGAAGCAGCCAGTTAATGCTGCATCTACTGCAAATATCACAACCTTGTCGGGACTGCAAACCGTTGACACGGTTTCGCTGGTTGCTGGCAACACGGTCCTGGTTAAAAACCAAACTGCTGCAGCCAATAACGGCATTTATGTGGTGTCTTCTGGCGCATGGACGCGCAGCGTTGGCGGTGATACCTGGGACGAATACGTTGGCGCGGTTGTGTTTGTTATATCTGGTTCGCAAGCTGATTCAGCCTGGTATACATCCGCGCAACCAGGCGGCACATTAGGCACAACTGCAATCAATTGGTATAACTTTTCGGTTGCATCGACTTACACAGCTGGCACAGGCCTAACCCTGGCTGGCACACAATTTAGCATTACCAACACAGCGGTAACAGCTGCAGCCTACGGTTCAGCAACCCAGGTTGGCACATTCACAGTAAACGCCCAGGGCCAGCTAACCCTGGCTGGAAACACCACAATCACCCCAGCAGTCGGTTCGATTACTGGTTTGGGTACTGGTGTAGCAACTTGGCTTGCAACGCCTTCTAGCGCTAATTTGGCTGCCGCGGTAACTGACGAAACTGGCAGCGGTTCTTTGGTGTTTGCAACCAGCCCAACTTTGGTTACTCCTATTTTGGGAACACCGCAATCTGGCAATTTTTCAACTGGCACATTTACCTGGCCTACATTCAACCAAAACACTTCTGGTAATGCTGCCACAGCAACGCTAGCAACAACCGCAACCAACCTGGCTGGCGGAGCTGCTGGTTCGCTGCCATATCAAAGCGCAGCTGGCACTACGGCAATGCTTGGTGCTGGCTCAAACGGTCAAGTTTTAACTTTGGCTGCTGGAATACCGTCATGGGCAACGCCTACAACTGGAACGGTTACTTCGGTGGCCCAAAGCTTTACAGGCGGTTTGATTTCTGTAGGCGGTACGCCAGTTACCAGTTCGGGCACGTTGGCCTTGACGGTCGCGGGCACTTCGGGTGGTATTGTTTATTTCTCCAGCGCATCGACTTGGGCATCTTCGGCAGCCTTAACCCAATACGGTGTTGTCTACGGTGGTGGCGCAGCTGCAGCTCCAGTAGCAACCGCAGCGGGCACAACGGGCCAGGTCTTAATTGGCAATACTGGCGCAGCCCCATCCTGGGCGGCTTTAACCAGCACCGCCGTTAGCAGTATTACGTTTGGAACTACTGGTTTAACTCCAGCTACAGCTACACAAGGCGCGGTCACGGTTGCTGGCACTTTGGTGGCTGGCAATGGCGGAACAGGCGTAGCGACTCTAAGCGGCTTGGCGTATGGAAACGGTACAAGCGCATTTACAGCTGCAACTGCAGCGCAAGTGGTTGCCGTTATCAGCACAACCGCGGTAACAAATGCAACAAACGCAACAAATGCAACAAATACAGCGATAACGGACGATACGACAACTTCAAGCGCTGTTTATCCAACCTGGGTGACAACAACAACGGGTAATCTGCCGCAAAAAACCGCGTCCACTAAATTGTCGTTTGTCCCGTCAACTGGCGTGTTGTCAGTAACAGGCATTGCTAGTCCAGCGATCACAAATCAGCTGGCAACAACCATCCGCGAAACCGCAACCGTTTCGGCTACTGCAGCCACGGGCACAATTAACTATGACGCGCTTACCCAGGTTGTTTTGTATTACACAACCAGCGCCAGCGGTAACTTCACAATCAACTTTAGGGGCAGCAGCGTAACATCTTTGGATACCGTAATGTCTACGGGCCAATCGTTGTCGGCGACTTTCCTGGTGACAAATGGTGCAACCGCTTACTACAATTCCGCCGTTACTATCGATGGAAACAGCGTTACACCTAAGTGGCAAGGCGGCAGCGCCCCTACATCGGGGAATGCTAGTGCGGTGGATTCCTACACTTATGTAATCGTGAAAACAGGCAGCGCAACATTTACTGTTTTGGCTTCACAAACTAAGTTCGCATAATGCCACGCTTATCCAAAATCGGTGGCGCGGCACTAGCCGCTTTTGGGTGGACTGGACTGCAATCGGTTACTGCTAGTTACCTAGTGGTTGCTGGTGGTGGCGGTGGCGCTTCTGGGGTAACTGGACTTGGCGCTGGTGGTGGCGGCGGTGCTGGCGGTTTTTTAACTGCAACTACAACACTAAACCCAACTCTTTCATACACGGTAACTGTTGGCGCTGGTGGTGCATACGGTACGGCAAACACAGACGTAAAAGGTAGCAACGGAAACAACTCAGTATTTAATTCAATCACTTCAACGGGTGGTGGTGGTGGTGGATGTGCAAGCCAAAGCGCAAATAGCACAGGCGCTAATGGTGGTTCTGGTGGTGGCGGTGGTCAGTGGTATAACGGTTCAAATACTTCTGGCGGTACTGGAACATCTGGACAAGGTAATAACGGAGGTGGCGGCGCTGGCGGAACGACCTATAACTCTGGCGGTGGCGGTGGTGGTGCAAATGCGGCAGGTGGCACGTTCTCTGGTGCTACGGGTGGTTCTGGAGGTAATGGATTACCTTCTAGCATTTCTGGAACATCTGTAACTTATGCGGGTGGTGGCGGTGCATACGCTGGTGGCACAGGTGGCACAGGTGGTGGTGGTGATGCTGGCACAGGAATTACTGGAAACGGTGTTGACGGTTTAGCAAATCGAGGTGGTGGTGGTGGTGGTTCTTATACTGGGAACACTACCGTACACGCTGGCAATGGCGGTTCTGGCGTAGTCATTATTTCCTACACAAGCGCAACACAATTATTTGGTGGTGGAACTGTTACCCAATCTGGCGGTAAGTTCATACACTCATTTAATACTTCTGGCGCACTTAGCCCTTTGTCATCTGTATCTGCAAGTTACTTAATCGTAGCGGGTGGTGGTGCTGGTGCTAGACGAGACCAAGCAATGGGTGGCGGTGGTGGTGCGGGTGGCTTGCTAACTGGCTCTGGACTTACGCTTGATTCAAACTCAATATACACAGTCACAGTAGGCGCTGGTGGCGCAACTGCCGCAGACTTATTGGCTGGTGGTAGCGGTACAAATTCTTTATTTAGTGGTTTTGCAACTACTGCCGTAGGTGGTGGTGGCGGCGGTGCGTCTGGTGCAACTGCACCTTCTGGCGGTTCTGGTGGTGGTGGCTCTCATATTTCTGGAATAGGTGGTGCTGGAACTTCTGGACAAGGTAATAATGGAGGAAACGCCGCCGCTATTGGTGGCGGTGGAGGTGGCGCATTTGCTGTTGGCGCAAGTGGTTCAACAACTGGTAATGGCGGTGATGGTATTCCTTCATCTATTTCTGGAAGTTCTGTCACTTACGCTGGTGGGGGCGGTGGTGGAGGTAATGGAACAACTGGTGGTTCTGGTGGATCAGGTGGTGGCGGTAGAGGTGCAAATGGTTCCACTGGTGCTGTTGTTGGTACAAAAAACCTTGG